TGTTGTAGCGTAAGGTAGAGTTTCACGAACTTCCTGTGCAATAAATCCCCATACAGGTTCAGAACCTCGTCTGGCATAATCCTTGTACTTATACTGTTTAGGTTTCAAAAGTCTTAAAGTTTCTAAAGCAGAACCATCATCAACATCAATGATGTCTTTCTTTATACGTTCATCGGAAGCACCGACTACTCCAGAAACTGATGCTATAGAACCCCCAGCAGCTATATGCCAACTTGCGTATATACTTGCGTAACCCCAAGTTCCAGTACCGGAACTACGTGTCGAGGGGTCTGTTGTATTGTAAATAAACCACTGTCTCGAACCGCTTCCTATATTAATGTTACTATAACCAGACACATGAAGTTGGCACCCAGGACTCGTCGTCCCGATCCCTACATGACCACTAGAATTTATTGTCACACCATATGAGTCATTCGCTTCCCGTCTAATTCTGAACGAACCATCTGTTACACACGCAGTTTCCCACCATTTACCAGACGCAATCCCACCCGCTCGTCCGTAACGAATATATGCATTCTGTCCTGTACTTGAAGGTGTGATATGGGGTGCTTGTAGCATAACCATATTCATCGTCATATACTTCGTACCCGCCGTTTCTGAAGCAGTGGTTAGTCCATCACCCCATAAAGATGTAGGTCGCACATAAAAATCACGCCAACCCGATACGCCATCACTATCGTGTACATGGAATTTCGCAGCTGGACTGGCTGTTCCTACACCGACATTACCTCCCGTATCTTGGATGATGACCTTCCCTGATGAAGACCCTGAACGAATATACCAATCCTTATTTGTTGAGTACCCTGCGTAAGAATAATGACCTAATCCCCATCTCATTTCACCACTAAATAGACTTGTTCCATTCACCACTAACTTATATCCAGGATCTGTTGTCCCGATGCCGACGTTGCCGTCCGTATCAAGAGATATTCGCTGGGTGCCATCATGATGTATACCCCAAATATAACTGTCCAAGTCAATTTCGTATTCATTCATACCATCGTGATCCGCGGGAACGCTTTCGAAATTTATTAAAGTAAAACCGGTACTTTGATAATTATCGTCCATGACGATACGAACCTGATTTGCGGAGACCGCATAATCTACGTACACTTCAACCGCGAGACCTTCGTATGTATTATCTTCAACAACTCTGACTTTACTTATTACACCGCCACTAGAGTATGACGTATTCGTAAGGAGATGAATAAATGGGTTTTGTCCATAAGTACCACCCGCATATAATGTTCTGGTACTGTGCTGTCCACTTGTATAATCCATAATCGTGAAACGAGCGGAACAACGACTACCTGTACTTGTTGCAGAATTTACCGCATTTCCATTTTCAGCTATTCTATACCATCCCACACTTAAATCGTTCGTATTCAAACGAGTGTCTTGGTATGGTTGGGCTATTCCAGTGATATATCTGGTTTGTGCTTTTACAGTCGCCGCTTCAACTGTACCATGTACTTTGAGTGCATTTGTAGCGGATGCGCCACCTCCTATACCGACATTCCCCGTGCGATTAATTCCGTTAGTATCGGTCGCCCAGTTACTGAATATAGGATCAGTTCCGTTCGTCTTCAAAGTCCCGTTTTTGATATCTATGTCACCGTTAACCACTAACTTTGAATCTGGGTCATCTTCCCCGATGCCAACATTTCCACCGTTATAATAAATTTTGGACGCGTCACTCGAATATTCGAGCCATTTAGAATCATTTAAACCTGTCAGACTAGATCCATCACCGTGATACTTTGTTGCGAGTACACTCCCGGTAATTTGTAAAACGTTTGTCGAATCGTCACCACTCGTGTCAGGTACACCTCCTATTCCAACCATATTATTGACCCGATCGACGTAAAATGTGGGATCCTCTCCACCTGTAGTGAGGTTTCCTGAAACTAACTGGACGTTCGTATGCGCCATCTATATTTAGCTTATATAAAAAACATCTTTACAAATGACGAACAGGTCATTTGGAGAGAGTGTGTATTTAGTATCCGAAGGTAGCAGAGTCACCGGCGACACTCGTCACGCCTTGGAGTTTTCCACCTGTGTAGGCTGAAATGTATTCGATAAAGATGGAATAGTTCCCTGCACCATTTGTGAACGCGTTCGTAGGTTGAATTTGTAATGTCGTGGGCGTGGTGACGATATTCGTCGACCACGGGTTGGTGTTCGTACCCCCGAAAATAGACACTTGACCGAGTGAAATGTTGAGTCCGTCGACGTTACCCGCGCGATTCCCACCACCTATTTCGATAGACATCGTACTCACTTCATCGTTTTGGTCGTCGATCAATTGCGCCATAATTTTTGCACAAAAAACGTGCTGCGTGAACGTCAACGTAATTTTAGAATCGTTTATCGTCGTTCCTTGTACAAACGATGAAGCGTGACTGTATGTCTTTTTATTTACACCACCCATGCGCGTCACGAGACCGCCCTCTATGAAAACGTTCCCGGTAGTGTAAACATTCCCCCTCGCTTCTATGACATTAGAGTGGTTTCCATCATCGATGAATACCGAATCACCTACAGATAACGTGTGTACGGGTGCAGTGTTGATCACCCCGACATTCGATTCGGTAAACAGTTTACCGTACACGTGTACATTCATGGTTTCGGTAGTCGGAGTTATTTCGTATACACTCGCATCACTATTCGTGTACGCCATTACAAGTTTGTTTTCACTTTCATCATAATACACACCAACATTCGAAAACCCATCCGGGCGACGCAAAAGGTGACCTAAATCCTTGTATAAATCGTCGGTCGCTATGTTGTTCGCGCCCAGTTCTACGATAGGATCCGTAAAAAGGGAATTCGTCGTCAAAACTTGATTCACATCGCCGAGGGTCGTGACGTTTCCAGTGACGATGAGATCTGTGCATGTCACGTTTCCAGACACGACGATGTTCGAATCGACCGTGAGACCTGTCGTCGAGTTGGTAAAGCTTATCGTTTTCGAAAATTCCACCCCACTTTCGGAAATACCAGCAAGTGTCAATGGAATGTGGGTTCTAAAAAGTTGATGCGTACTCTGATTATAGGCCACGAACGTATTGGTCGCATCGTCCGTACCGACACCCGAAAAATCGGTCGCTAATTCAAGAGGTGTGATGTACACACCACCCGCTTTCGTCGCGTCTATTTTTTCGTTACTCGCATTTATAACGATCGAGTTATCCGCTTGATCTTCCCTACAATTTTTACCGAATCGGAGCTCCGTGGCGCCACCGATTGTACTCAAGTTCTTGGGCATTTAATATAGTACCGCATTTTAATTCGCATACATAAGACCCGCCATACCGTTATTCACCCTGAGAATATTATAGTTTACAGCATATACGGGGTCTATGATCGGTTTAGTCTCACTATGAATTTTAACAGATTCTAACCTGCTAAAATTGAGTGACCCACTGGGTTGAATGGAACTTGTGTTAAGACAAAAGGGGTACAGGAAGCAATCCGGAGACGTAACAAAATTTGTATGATAATAACTCATGATATCAACAAAGTGCGGTTTCGCCCATTTGAATGGGCTTAAATCCGTACCATTTACACTCAATTTAATCTTATTATCGATGGATGTGAGTGTACTCTCGGAGTTGGTATTCGAACCGGCTATGTACTTTACCGGATGATTAAACGTGAGTTCCTGTGTAAGTTCACCGGAAGGGATACTTTTCTGAACTTGTGTGATGAGAATGTCGTGTTGACGAGATGCCATGATTCCACGTTCTTCGTTATCCAGATAGTAATAATTCGTATACGCTTCGACGTTATAAAGTCCAGCATTCGCCCCCCAATATATACGCAATTCTACGTTATGGTACTGTAGAGCTACCAAGGGGATAGCAGATTGAGGACCTTCGCAGAAGAAGAAGCGAAGAGGGTAAAAGTAAGAACGAGCGCTCGAACCGGGATGAGGTCCGTTGGAACTCTTTGACACATTTTGTGCACACGTATCGATTGCAATCTTCTCGGTGAAATAAACGTCCTGCGAGTCTATGACTTGACCACCTATGAGCAATTCCACTTTGTCGACGATCGTACGCCATTTTTGAATATCTACAGCCTTCGAGTTGTCATCGACGGTGAAATATGTATAGCCGAGCATGTCACCATTACGTTCGAAGCGAATGGTGGACATAGAGTTACCTTTCACAAGTCCCTGGATTGTTTGCTTCTCGAGAGATTGTGAAAAGTTGGAATGCCTCTTAAAGGTCGAAGTGAAAAACGAGATTTCAGGTTCGCCGATGATATGTTCATCTTGTGCACCGATGGCAACCAATTGAACAATGCCGGAGGACATTTATAATACTACGAGGTAAAATTTAAACCTCTTTTAATGCCCTGGAAGGTTTTTGTTCTTACACGTGAACTTGAAAATAAAATAATTGTCGAGTGTACCGAGAAGTGTCTGACCCGTCTGGTCCCGAAGTGTGACGTCAAGCCTGGAAATTTTCCGAATGGGGGTAATATATTGTTGCATGACCGGGTACTCATCCTTGAAATTGAAGCGCCCCGACCCATCATCTAAGATGGTACCGAAAGCCCTGTTAAGTGTCGAGCGCGACGACTGACCATTTGGTTCATTGGTCGCGCGCTGAGTGAATTGTGTATCTAATT